GGAGATAGGCTAGTCCCCCATGGAACCGTGGTATGCGACCGCCGCCGAACCTTCCATTTGCTACCCCCCCCTCCCCCGTGGGCCTTTCTCAGGGGATCAGGGCGACCACATCATCTCGGATGCAGTGGTCAATCGCCGTAACCTTCTGATTTAAATGGCAAAACATTCTCCGGCAAATCCTCCTCCGGCTCTAAATCCGCGAAGAATCCGCTCGAAACCGTCTCGATCTGCTGTTTTTCTGGGGCAAATGCACCGATGACCTTGCCAATCAACTCAAGGGATCGAACGCGGGCGGCATCACTGTTCTCGGCGTCAAGCGCTTCGACCTCAAGACGGCCCATCAGCCAATCGTGTTTATCCACCGCTCTGACCATCAATTGCCGCTTGTGAGCCTCAATAGCCGCCTGAACGTCAACGTGAGTCAACAACCGTGAGCCCTGCTGTTTCGGGTGTGAATAGCCTGCCGCTTGGGCCGCTTTGGTGGCGTTGCCATGCTCAACAAACTCGGCAACAAACTTGGACTGACGCCAGTTGAGATTCTTTGGGTTTCCTTCCCCTGTATTGGTATCCATTCCTATGGTGTTTCCTTACTGGTTGAAGAGGATCCGGTGTCGCGGTTATCGGGTTTTTTCCGCGCCCAAAAAATTTTTACTTGAGCCACTGGCCAGCGATCGCGAGAAGCGCCGCGAAGATGATCCAGCCAAGCCGCTCCCAAATGAGGGCTGATCCGGATTGCTTCTGGAATTGCTCGACCAGTTCGCGATGCTCGCGCTCGATCCAATCAATGCGGGTCTCATGGCGATTCAGTCGGGCGTGAGCGGCATCGGTTCGCTCGTCGATCCTGCCCAGTTCTGATAGCTGATCAGTCAGCTTGTCGAGTTTTGCCTCGATTCTGAGCAGTCTGTCCTGCAATTCCATACCGTCGATATCCCGCATAATCATTGGGTTTTGCGATTTAATTTAACTTTTTTCATTCTAAGGTGTTGTTTTGCCATTTCAACTGTGTTTTTATAATAACCGTTGGGCCGATACAGCCCCACCGTGCGGGACTGCGTTAAGTCCGCCAGACCTCAAGGATGAGGTGCTGACCCAGAGCCAGAGAGGCGAATCGCGAGTCACTGTATTGCAGGTGATCGACGGGAGGACCGGAGCGAGTGGGAACCCAACGACGGGGTATATCGGCGGCGACCGGAGGAGCAGGATGCTCGGCCAAGCATAAGCGGCACTCAGCGATGGTTGCGATCACCTTTTTGTCGGGGTCTGAAGCTGACCCCCTGATGACCCAAACCACTGGGCATTGGTTACTCAATGGGCGGAGCACCGCCGAAACAATCTGGAGATTAAAAACATGGCAAATCAAAAACGAAACATCGGGCAGGAACTCACCGACGCGATCAAGGCAATGATGCTCGAACACGGCACCGACTGGACCAAGCCCTTTCAGTCACTCGCCACCGTCCCCACCAACGCAGTAACGGGCAATCCATACCGTGGGCTGAATGCACTATGGCTAGGCCTGATCGGCGTCCAGTGGGCGGCAGGGTACAAGCAGTGGCAATCCATCGGCGCTCAAGTCGTGAAGGGAGGCAAGTCGGTCGCCATCACCGCACCCCTGCCGATTAAGGACAAAGAGGATCCCACCAAGCTGGCGGCCCTGCTGTTCCGACCCACCAACATTTTCCCCAGCAGTCAGGTCGAGGGCTGGACCGCGCCCGCTGTTGAGACTACCGACACCACCGAGGTGCTGGCCGAGGTTGACGCCTATGTCGCCAACTGCAACGCCCACATCGAAACCGGCGGCAGTCAGCCCTGCTACATCCCGTCGCGGGATCAGATCTCGATGCCACGCCGCGAGGCCTTCACCGAGACCGACACCAGCACGGCGACCGAGACCTACTACTCGACGCTACTGCACGAGCTTATTCACTGGACTGGTCACAAGTCACGGTGCGATCGATTGGATGACAAGTCGAAGCGCGGCTATGCCTTCGAGGAGCTTGTCGCTGAGATCGGCTCAGTGCTTCTCTCAGTGCGTCTGGGGGTCTCCCCCACGGTACGGCCCGATCATGCCAAATACCTCAACGGTTGGCTCAAGGCCTTGGACGATGACCAGTCCTATATCACCGATGCCGCGAAGCTGGCCCAGAAGGCTATCGACTACCTCGATGGTCTCCAGACTGTAGAGCTTGAGCAGGCGGCGTGAGTCGCTTTGCTCGGTTTTTTTCCGCAACCCAAAATTTTTGAGGAGTCACCATGAAGCTTTCCAAGCGAGTTCTAGACGTTATTCAGGAGCGCCAGCACAGCGCCGAGTGGTGTGCAAAAATCGCCGCCCGAATCGAGGCCGACGACGAAAGCCTGCCCGATCACTTTACCCGAGGCGGGTACGGCTCTCACTACTACTTCGGCCTCCGAGACGCCGCCCACTCAACCATCGAGTCATTGCTGATGGCGCACGAAGCCTACGCCGGATTCAGCCATGAACTTTGCCAAAAAACGCAGGCCCGATGGAATCAATACTCCCTGCGCAAAGCGCAATAACCCGTCTGACGATGGCCCGAGGGATACGGGCCGAAACACCCTTCGGGGTGTCACGGGAATCCATCTCGTACCCCAAACCACTGGGGGTTACTCACAATCTGGAGGTCACTATGACCATGCAAAAAGACTACCTGTCCTACGTTTCAATCGGCGGCGGCTCATCTTGGGGCTACGGCGAAACACCCGCCGAGGCTGTGGCAAATATGCTCGGCAGTCTCAAGGACTGGACGATGTATTACGACCTGTCCGAGACCAACGTCTACTCAGCAATCTATGACGTTGCGGACTACGCCGGATTCAGCGCAGACCATCGCGGCCTGTATGGATCGCTCGGCGACGGTACTTACACCGACGCGCCGCTGGAGCCTATCCAGTTCAGTCGCACCCTCACCCCGAAGCACACGCGCAAGCGCAACTGGACCGAGGCGAAAGCCACGCTTGCCGCACTGCGCACAGTGTTCGCCGATACCTTCGAGGCTGTCGAGGTCAGTGACGCCGCATAACCCGTCTGATGAGCCTGTCTGGACGGCAGGCGAAACACCCTTCGGGGTGTCATGGGAATCCACCCATCCCCAAACCACTGGGGCAATCAATCTGGAGGACGTTATGTTCGACGATCTAGCGACACACGACATCACCAAGGTGCCGACCAAGCAGGCGGGCCACAAGTGCCCCCGATGCCGAGGCGCTGGTCACTACACCTACGCCAACGGTAACACCTACCCCTGCGGCAAATGCCGTAGCACTGGGCGACTCAAGACCAGTCCGGAGCAACGCATCAAGAATCGCGCCTATCGGGCGACCGCCGCAATCAAGCAGAAGGCGGACAACGTCGAGGAGTTCGGTAAGCGTGAGCCTGCCGCCCTCGCGTGGCTCAAGGACAGCCGCAGTAATTTCGCGGCATCCCTGCTCGATCAGGTCAAAAAGAAAGGCGACCTGTCACCCAATCAACTGCAAGCCGTTTACCAGTCCATCGCCCGCGAGGAAGACTGGGCCAAGCAACGCGAGCAGAAGGCCACGCAGACGCAGTTCGACATGGAAGATCTGCTGGCCCGATTTGCCCTCGCTGTGGAGGCTGGCAAGAAGCGCCCCAAGATCAACGTCGGAGACCTGCTGTTCTCGCTAGCCCCTGCTGGCGGGCGCAACGCCGGACACGTCTACGTCAAGGGCGAGAAGGACTGGGACGGCGAACGCCCCTACCTCGGCAAGATCACGCCAGAGGGCAAGCTGTACTTGGGCGCTGGCGTCTCTGATGAGATCAGGGATCGAATCCTCGCCATCGGGTCCGACGTCGTGAAATCTGCCAAGGCTCACGGCGCTCAACATGGCAACTGCTGTTTCTGCGGGTCACCCCTATCGACCGACGCATCAGTCAGTAACGGCTACGGCCCGATCTGTGCTGACAACTGGGGTCTGCCGTGGGTTGTCCGCGAGGAGTTCAAGCAGGCGAAAGCCGATCTCAAGCAAGCCAATCAGGAGGCCGCATCATGAATGCTCAAGTTGAATCTATCGGACGCATGGTGTCTCTCGATGCCGCCGCGCAACGCAACGGCTGGGAGATCGTCCACGTCGAGGCAAACCAAACCGATGCCGTCGTGATGTTTGACCGAGGGGCTGACCGAAGCCCGCTCGGCCCTGAGAAGCGCTACGGCACCTCGGAGTTTTACTTCCCCGCTGGTTACTTCGGACAGGGTCATTACGACCTGAGTATCGATGAGGCGCGAGTCGATTTCCGAGAGCGCTGTAACCGCACCTTCCCCGTCTGATGAGCTACCAGAGGAATACTGGTCGAAACCCGCTCCGGCGGGTCACGGGAATTCACCCGAACAATCTGGAGATTGAAATGAAAACTATCGACATGACCCCAACGTGGGAAGGGATCCTGCCCCTCTACATCGCAGGCATCGAGAGCGGCTCTTTCGAGGGCATCAAGAGCGCAACGGAAGAGCTTTACCGGATGGCGAGGCTGGCAGACATGCAAGTCGCCGCAGAGAAGGAACGCAACCTGACTTGGTCAATGGATAACTATCCACCCAAGTGGGAGCGACCCGTCCTGCTGGCACTGGTCAAAGCCATCCTCAAGCGCGGTCACCCGATCTCAATCTGGATGGAAGACGAGCCAATCATCGAGCACTCCAGCGACCTCGCCGAGATCATCAAAAACCTAGCCGCAGGCGATGGGGACGTAATCATCATGAATGACGGTCAGGGTGTGGGCTGGTTCAGCCTGATCTACAACAACGGCTCTGAGCATGAGCCGATGATCGTGATCTCTGACTATTCAGCCAATGACGTGTGCGACGAGATCGTGCGCGAAGTCGAGCAGGAGGTGGGGTGATGAGACACATCAAAGCCCTCGAATGGCACACCTTCGAGTCAGCAGAGGAGGCCGCGAACGCGGCTTACCTCGCCCTCGTTATGGACTGTGCTGAGTACGACCAAGACCCGAACTATGAGGTGCAGATCTACTCCCCCGAGGAAAGCCAAAAGCGCGGCTACACCAGCGGCTGGCATCTCGTCTGGGAGTGCGGCCCTCATGGCTGGGGAGTCTCTCAATCAATGGCAATCGTCACTAGCGGGATCATCCCGTCTTGGGGTTTCTGTGAGACCCAGTGGGGATTCGACCTCATCTTCGTAGAGGAGGAAATGTAATGGGAAAAGTAATCGACTTCGACGGCGTCAGGCCGAGCGATCAATTCGACGTAATCTTCAATGGCGCTGGTCAATACGAGCAGGCGGCGGAAGCCGCCATCGCGACTCTGCAAACCGATTCAGATCAGAACAATCAGAGGCAGGCAATCGCGATTCTCACGTTCCTCGGTGCCAAGCTTGATGATCTTGAAGCCAGCGGAGTGGACATTGCATGAGTGCATTTTTGAGTGAAGAGGACATGCCAGAGAATGCGATCTTTGGGTACTTAGTTGCCGACCTGTCCACGCGGATGGGTCACCTTGGATTCAACGCTGGCTCTACGTTTTGCGACATGTCTCCCGAAGCCCAGAAGGAAATCATCGAAGACTGGGTGATGCTTCTCAACCAGTGCGCTGAATCTTTGGGCGAAAAAATAGAGGGCCGAATGCAATGAATGAGCTTGGTGAGCACTGGATCGCCTTGCTGGCGGTCCTGACTTTACATCTTTGCTTTGTGGCCTTCGAGGCCTACACAATAGGAGGTTAATCTCATGGAAGAAAAAGAGTTTCAATTCTTTGACCTAATCCGGAAGCACGACTTCTGGTACACCTACTCCGATGACCATCGGTACTACACCCAAGGACGGAGAGAGCGGAAAGAGATCCATCGGTGGCTGGAGGATCACCCCAATCTTTCGTGGATCTGGGACAGATTCTGCAAGGCAATGTCTGATCGCCGCACCCCCTCTAGCTTGGAGGAACTGCGACGTGATTGAGGGAATTACCGCGCCAGAGGTGAAGGCGCTCGCCGAGAAACACCGTCAAGGGTGGAGTATCAGGTCACTTGTCACCGCGTCCAACATCCCACAGCATAGGCTCAGCAGATACCTTCGTATCTATGAGTCGCTGGGAGATGGGGCGTTCGTGCCTGAGAAGAGACAGCTAAGCTACACCGCCAGTAACAACCGGAAGTTGCGCAAGCTTGTGGAGAAACACGGTCTTACCCGACCGGAGATCTGCGAGCTACTCAACGCTCCCTCGGGAACGGTCAAGAACTGGCTACGCGGAGAGGATACGAAAGGATTCTGTCCGATGCCCGCCTACGCCCTCGAACTCCTGCAAATCAAATTGCGGGAGGGGAAGGCACTCGAAGAAATGCGACGGGCCATGGATTAGGCTCGTCCACTTCTCCCACCAAACTGTCTTCGACCATGTCGAACAACCCGTACCAATCGCCGTTGTCGGAGCTTCCGTAAACCAAATACAGTCCCTCGATCTCGGGGGACTTTTCCTCAAAGAAAGTCCATCCCTCTCTGTGCAGGAACACGACATTGTCCCTGCGCTCCAGAACGTGCGCGGCCTCGGTCATCAGAAATCCTCTGTTGCGGTGGGTGACGACGCTTCCAAAACCTTTGCACCCCGAATTTCACTTCGTCTCGAATGCCTATCAGAAGCCCATCGTCTTCAGGATAAGTATCGATGACCTCTCTTCTCTCTTCCAGACTTGACAGTTCACAGATGCGTGAGCACACGAAGATCAGGCACAATTTCATTGCCAGATCTTGAAATTCTGGTTTGAGTTGTTCCTCTAGATAGGCCTTGATGTCGGGGTATCTGATTCGCTCTGCGGCCTGCATCGAGACCGCCCGCAGGTCAGCGGGATGCAATGGCTTCCCTCACTATCATGATGAAGTCGAACCAATCGATGACCGCTTTGCAGTCGTTGGTCCGTGGAAAATCTGGGTTGATCGCGTACAGCGGCACGACGCATTGCGTTGGCTGTCGGTCAAACCTGTAGACCAGAGCGGGGATGAGCTTGTGCTCGTCAGCCGCAACGACTACCTGATCCCACCACTCTTGGTGGTACATCCCTCCCCTTGCATACCTCTTGCACTCAATCGCGAACGGCGGCACGAAGATGTCGGGCAGGCTGTTCTCCCTGTACTGATCGAGGATCCGCTTGATCGGCTCGTCCACGATCTTCCCCAGTTCAGCCCGTAGCTGGTTGACGATCTCCCTCTCGAAGTTCAGTCCCTTACGCCGCGAGTTCACCATCGCTTACCCTCCATGGCTTTTTCATCCATTCACGTCGCCAAGTCACGCACTCGTAAAGCGTGTTCTCCCTGCCGTATTTACCCATCTCAATCGCAACTCTCAGCCTGTCTGTCTGGATGCCCAGATAGATCATCAGTCGCACCTCGTTCATCGGGATGTGCATCTTGTGGACTAGCTCTTCAGCCGTGAACGTCACCAGCCCCATCCCCATCAAGCGCTCAAGATTCATTGGCGCTTTGGTCTCTGGTTTTTTAACCATTTTCCCCGCCCTCTTTTTTTTCTAGCGCGACCAGCGCGAGCAGTCCGTAGTGACAGATCTTCATGATGTCGTGCTCCACATCTGCCCCCTCCTTCTTGCCCAGCCGTGACGCATACTTGATGACGCAAGCCATGGCGTGTTCGATGCCGTAGCCGTTAGCAATGATTAAGTCGATTGCCTGCAATCCGTTCTTTGCGTAATGCTCCCCGTAAGTCTTGAGCACATACGACTCAAGCTTCTTCAGTGCTTCCTTCTCCCGCATTTTTAATCACCTCAAATCTCTCAATCTTGAAGACCGCAAGAGGCTCCACATCCTCCTCGTTGCGCATTTTTTCTTTGCTCCTTCCCGCCACGACGTACTCGTCAGGGGCCATCAGGTTGATCCACGCATGGGTTCCGCACTTCCAGCGCACCAGAAATCTGGTTTGATGGTTTTGCGTTCGGAGCCAGTCGGCGAACTGCACCTTTCGTAGCGAGCACCAAACGTCGGGATACTGGCCGAACTTATGATTCCGGTTGCGGCACTCACCCCATATCACTGGCTCTCTGTTGCCCTTTCGGTGGAAAGTCACATCAAGCGTGTGGTTCTGCGGAAGCTTGAAGAAATCAAGTCCCCACTTTTCTGAGAACACCCTCGCTATCTGCTTCTCAACCTCCCTGTCCTCGTCCGTCTCATGAAAAGTTTCTATTGGCATTCCCTCTCCTCCCTGAGTTTCATTACCAACTCCTCGACGATGAACATCAGCTCCAACTCAGGCCCGTAGCGCTCCTCGAATCGGCGCTTGTATGGATGCCTGCTGGTGAACTGTTCGATGTCACTGCCCTGACGATGGTGGTGGTAGCAAAGGGGGATGATGTGAAAGTGCGCACCCACCTTTGTCTTACCGTCCAAGTGGTGAATTTCCGCAGGGGTTTCACCAAGCCCCTCTCTCCGACAAACGATGCAACCCAGTGAAGCGACATCGTCCATCCACCTTTTCTCATCAGCCGTTGGAGTGCGGCCCTTCACTTCTCGACTGGCCTCCCAATAACACCCTCCGTTGCGATGGCCTTCCTTCCGTGCTTCTCCAGCACTTCATTGATGGCCTCGATCAGGATCGAGTTCAGGGGCTTCTTCTGCTTCCGTGCCAAGATCTGTAGTGACTTGAGTGCCTTGGTGTTAAGCCGACACGTCACTGCTTTTCTCTCTTCCCTCATGCGTTGTATGCCCTCCGTTCTAGGCGATTGCTTGCTTTCTGCGAGCGCCATTGCTCGAACTCAATTTCGCAGGCTCTGAACTCAGCTTTCGCCGCCGCGAGCATTCCCTTGGCGGTACCTCTGTTGACGCGGGCGTTGTATACATCCCCCTCAAGGTCTGCGAATCTCATCTGAGCGGCGGCTGTCTTGTTCCCCTCACTCTCTGCTCTGACCATGGCCTTGGCGTACAGCATCTTCTCCATCGCCTCTGCCCGAGCGATCTCCTCCTCGGCAACGCGCATCTGCTCCCCCGCCGCTCTTATATTCATTGCAAAACGCTCTTCCTCCATCACCCCTCCAGTTCCGGTCTGTAAACAAACGGCTTACCGCTCTTCGTGTGGAAGGCTCTGGCATCTGTGCGCCACAGCCCTATGTTTGATTCAAAGCCAGACAGGCGTTGCTTTTTCACCATGATCGTGACGTCCGGTTGGGCCAGAAGATCAACGTCGTCATCTCGGGGGGCAGATCCGTTCTCCAGCCAGAACTGCCTGTCCTTTTTCTTCTTGTTCGACCAGCAAGCAATTACGTTCATAGCGTTATCGGCCAAGCCGCCGGACCCCTTCAGGTCATCAATCACTGGACGCGGGTTGTCCCCGTCCGAGTGACCCGTCTTCCGCGAGTGGTGAACGAGAATCAGGTGGGCGTTGTGGGTGCGAACTAGGTTGGTCAACTCGACCACGAAGTCTCGCTCCAGATTGAGGTCATTCATGGGCATCGTGATCCTCTGGAGGCAGTCCAGCACGATCAACTTGCACCCCTGCTTCAGCATGTGATTGACCTTCGCGATAGCGGCGTGTGGCTTATCAACCATCTCGTTGATGACGTAGAGGTAATCATTCATGAGGTCCAAACATTTAGCGGCAAACGTGGACGGAGTGTCTTTCGTGCCCGCCAACTGATCGCACATCAGGCTTAACAGGTACGGGGTGTCCATCTCGTAGCTGATGTACCCCGCCTTGATCTTGTGCATGACGTAGTCGGCGACTAGATAGTTGGCGACGGTGGACTTGTAGGAGCCGCGACTGCCGAACAGGATCGTCACTTCACGCGGGCGTAGAGCGAACTTGTCGCCCTCCCTGTCCCAGAAGGGGAAGAATGCGTCCCTGTTGACGCCGTGCTGGCGGAAGTCCAGAACCTGCTCCGTGAACTCGCCTGCGCTGAAGACGTTCTGAAATCCCTCAAGCGATGAGTTGACGTCCAAGTCTTCGAGTTGCATGAACTCGCTGTCGGCTGGCTTTCTAGACATAGAGATCCTCCTCCTTCTGCTCTGGCGTGGAGACCTCGTCGAGCCAGCGCTCTTGGTTTATGTAGGTTTCTGGGTTCAGGATGTAGCGCGGATCGGGATTCCAAACGCGGGCGCGGAGATCCTTCTCAATCAAACCCAACGTGGCCATGTCGAGTCTTTCTAGCTTCTTGATGCACTTGGACTTGGCAACCTTTTTAGGGAAAAGCCTCCAGATTGCTTCGATCTTTTCCTCTTTCTGTAAGCCTGAGTCACGGCCCGTAAAGTCTTTGTCCCGTGACTGTCCCGTGACTGTCACATTCTGTTCTTTATTCTTATTTCTTAATTCTTCTTCTTTAACGAGCTTCTCTCTTGCGCGTTGCCTTCTCTTGCGAGCGGCCCCAGTCGCATCAGAACTCTGCTTGTCTTCCCAGTTGATGATGTCCCAGTCTTCCGCGATCAACTCCACGTCCATCAAGCGTTCCTTCACCTGCGCCATCTCGACAGGGGTGAGTCCCAGATGAACTGACAGCATCTGGTCTCGGAGCTTCGCGTTTGCTTGATCGAGCGTCCCGTCCGCCTTTGCGCACATCACGGAGATGTAGTGCCAGCGGTCCTCGAAGGACAGGATTCTTAGGCGGGGATGGTTTGCGATCTCGGGGTACAACTTGAACCACTTCATGCTTCGCGGCTCCAAGCGTTGGTCTTATAGAACTCCAGTGCGTTGCAGTTGAGTCGGCGTGATTCACGCTTGACTGCCGCCTGAAACTTCTCCCAGTCTTCTTTCGTGAACTGACTGCGCGGCTGATCGAGACCAATACGAACGATGAACTCGTCGTCTTCCGGCACCCAGTTCTTGGGGCGGCGGAATCCTTCGCGGTGGGTGTGCGGATCCTCTGGAAACAGGTCGCTTTCGGACATCCCCACCGATTCCATGATATCTTTCGGAGGACAGCCGTGGCTTCGGCAGATCATGATGATCGCGCCAGTGCGGCCTATTTGGACATCAAGAGAGGGGCTTTTGTCATTGTGGGCGGGACATCTTGCGCGGTATCTGTTGTCGCCTGTGCTTCGTGCGTACTCAAGTTTGGATACGAATTCTTCTAACTTTCTTAGTACCGACACCACAGCCCCCTTTTGCCATAGTTAAAACCCGATGGCACATATTAAAACGGCCTGCGCTACTTGGCAAGTGTCACCTTTTGCTGATCTGTAGTCTCGAAAACTCCCTAGTTAAACTGTAAACTGTAAGTTGACATCAGGTTTTACTGGGTGTTAAATCTAAAATGTACGGACAGGTGCCATCTGTACATTCAAAAAACTGGGCACCCAAAAGGGGAAATTAAAATGCCGGTGGTTGCACTTGACGACCAAGCATCAGAAATTAAAAGAGAGCAAAGGTCAGAGCGTTTTAAAGCTGTATTGAAAAGACACGGGATAGCAGAGCACGGCGCTCAGACAGCTATTGCGAAAGAGGTAGGCGTATCAGATGCGACAGTTGCCGCATGGATGCGAGGCTCAATGCCACGGGATCCAGAAGTGTTGTTTCGTTTCTGTGATATCTATGACGTCGATCCCTACTGGTGGACGGGAGGCCAGTCTCGTCCTCGCGATTCTATCGACTCTGAAAAGCTAGTTCGTGCGTGCAAGGTCGTTCACAACTACTGCGAAGCAAACGGATTAAAAGTAAGCCAAGAGCAAATGGCCTTGTTGTGTGCGAAAGCCTACGACGACCCCGCTGGCGCTCAAGCTTATTTAGAACAGATGGCACCGTTTTTCGCCAGTTAAAATGATATGTCGCATCAAGATACATATACCCCCATAATAAGTTGACACTACTATTTAGCTGTTGTTTACTCCTCTTTAACAAAGGGGGGCAAACATGCCAGCAGGTAAGAAAGAAATCTTCGAGACTCTATCGGAGATTCCGGTTAAAGATTATGTAAAACACTCGAAGGCAGAGGACGGGAAGATGCTTCCCTACCTGCCTTGGACTCACGCTCATCAGCTAATGATGGCGAACTACCCCGAGTACGAGTGGAGCTTTTCTGAGAATCCTGAAGGCCTTGAGGTGTTCTACTTCAAGGACGGTACTGCCGAGGTGCGGGTTGTGATGTCCATCGGTGACGTCACCATGATCGCGTCGAAGACCGTTACCAACGGCACCGGCTCCGCCTACCCCAATCCCAACGCAAACGATATTCACAACGCCAAGATGCGATGCCGCACACGCGCCATGGCAGAGCTTGGCCTTGGCTGGGATCTATGGATCAGCCCAGAGAACTACCCCTACGCAGAACCTAAGAGCGTCGTTAAAGAGGCGCTAGAGAAGGCCGAGGACAGCAAGGCAGAGGAGCCTGAACAGTCTAAGGAAGACGAACTTTTCTCGCATGTGCTGGAAGCAAAGAGTGAGAAGGAGGCCCGCGCCATCTACACCAAGGTGAAGGGTGCATTTAAGTCGCGAAAGCTAGATATGGACGAACTAGAAAAGCGGTGGAGTGAGCTGAAAAAAACAAAAGGATGGAAATGAAAATGAAAATGAAATCATTCATTGATCAATGGCTTGATGGATCTGGAGACTCTGGAGGGCAAGCATGAGCGGCGCGGTAGAGCAAGGCTCTGCTGAATGGCTGGAGCAACGACGGGGAAAGATATCAGGGACAGCGGTAGGCGTCCTAGAAAACTGTAATCCCTACCAGAAGCAAGACGACTTGCTACGGTCGATGGTCAGAGACCTCGCCGGAGCGCCCTCAGAATTTAAAATGAACCCCGCTGTCGAGCATGGCCATGCAATGGAATCGGTCGCGAAGCAGTGGTACGAAAAAGCGTTCAACGTAATCGTTGATGAAACGGACTTTGTCGTACACCCAATGTATGAGTTTCTTGGCGCATCACCTGATGGCCTTGTCGGACTGGATGGCGCGATAGAGATTAAGTGTCCGTACCCACGCTTCACCAAAGCACCCTACTCTGTCTTCGACGAGAAGAAGAAGATGTACCTGCGCCAGTGCCAACTGGTTATGGAAGTGTGTCAGGTGGATTGGCTGGACTTCATCTGCTACCTCGCGCCTCACGCTGATGCCCACCCTGAGTACAACATCGAACGGTTGCACAGGGATGATCAGTGGCTTCATGAGGATATCTCAGGATCTCTCCTGCCCGTTCCAAAAGCTGGGACTATACCGAGGATTGACCTGTATGCAGAGTGGCATGAGTTCATCATCGCGGAGCATGACAGCCCGACCCGCCGCAAGAAGCACACCGAGTCTTCGCAAGACATTTACGAGGTGGTTCAGAGCGATGCGCTTTCAATCCTGTCTGCCGCACTGACCAAGAAGGCCAAGCTTGAATCCGAGAACTCTGAGGTGCTCGCGGAGATAGCTGTCCTCGAAAGCACGATCAACGACACCAAGAAGGTGGTCGCTGATGAATATGGGAAGAACGTGACCGACGGTGTCGCCAAGGTTCAGGTGATCAGCCGCAAGCCCACGTTTGAATACCGCAAAGCATTTGAAGCCCTCGGGGGTGACGCCGCGCTACTAGCCGGTGGTCATGACATCGATGACTTCAGATCAACGTCGAACACACGACAAATCAAAGTGAAGATTGGAGAGTAAAAATGAGTCAAGTAGTTGTGGAAGGAACCACGAACTTCAGTCACCTGACCAAGTTCGAGGAGTACAAGGGAAAGAGCACAGAGCGATACGCTTTGACGATCACTCTTGATGACGATACCGCTGAGAAGCTGGAGTCGAAGGGTGTCAATGTTCGTGAGTACGACGGCAAAAAACAACGCAAGTTCACCTCGCAGTATGAGGTTCGCGTTGTGGATGGCGCTGGCCAGCCATTTGAGGGAGAGATCCCATACAACTCGTCAGTCAAAGTTGCCTTCAAGTACGGCAACGCAGGCGAGCACGGCGTCCCGACCTACCTGAATGCTGTTCAGGTTGTCGAGGCGGCGAACGGTGGATTGCCCGCTGAGTTCAATGTCGCGCCTCCGCCTAAGCAGGACGACTTTGCAGAGAGTGAAGACATCCCGTTTTGATGACAAAGGCTGGGGCACTCCTTAGCGTAGCGTCGGCCTGCGCATTACTCATGATGTCCACAAGGATGTGGAGAAAAGCGTGGCCCCAGCCGGTTCATAGTTGAGCACGTTAATCATGAGAGCCGACACTAATTTGAAAAGCTTGACCCTTGGGAGGGGTATCGGGCAGTCCGTGTACATAGGCAGGCATATCGATCAGAAGAATCCTGCTGACACTGCGGACGTGAGAGTGATGCTCAAGGGTATATACAAAACCACCAATGGGTGCGTTGCGCTCTTAGAGATCACTGAGGGGAAGGAGAAGGCAATGGAAATAGCACTGGCGGACGGGCATCAGGCTCCCGTGACAGTGCAAGACGTGGAGATTTATTTCACGGGGGTGAAGCAATACGTCGTTGAGGAGACTGAGTGCCCGCGTTGCGGGTCCGAGCAGGAAGGGAAGCCAGTGAGACGTATCAATGGACTTATCAGAATTAGAGCGCCTGAGAGCGCAAAGATATCAAGAGGAAACAGGATCGGAAAAAACGCTCGATAAGAAAAGGGGTGCGGCTCTCAGGGTAAAGCTGAAGCACATCGATGATCTTAATCGGCAGTTTCCGGAAAAGCGGTGGGCGACTCTGCTCAGAATGCACTTCCGCCCAGTCATTCCGGTAAGGCTGAATCCTGAGACGACAGAAATACTGCGAACGCGCAACGGGCACGGGGACGAGGTCTGGCAGGTCGGCAGTGAAGTGATAACCAAGGACGAGGCAATCTACCTCGCCGAAAAGCTTAGGGTTGAAAAGACCCCCCCTGTGTGGGGTACGATAGACGGGCGATTCGGCGACAGTTTCCTCGATGAAGAATATGGGGAGTAACTATGAAGACGTATCGCGAAGTGGCCGAGCGCTACTTGAAGCAACCAACCAAGCGACTCAACCGACCTAAAGGTGAAGAGTGCGTCCGGTACACCGGATACGCTATTGATCGGTTCGGTGACCGTGAACTGGATGGCTTTAAGAACGCAGACGTCACGATGTATGTCGAGGATATGCGGGAAAAGGGGTACTCGAACGGAACGATCAACACCTGCGTTCGGTATTTCCTAGCGGTCCTCAACTATGCGCAACGGGATCTGGAACTGATTCCATCTGTGCCTCACTTCGATAAGTTGCCTACCGACGTTGGCGGCAGGAGCATATCGCCGGAAGAGATCTTGGCCTTACTGGCTGAGCTTCCGAGACTGAAGGCAGTGATGATGAGGTTCGCGCTGGAGACTGGTCTCCGAGGGGCTAACGTGAAAGCCCTCCGGTGGGAGCAGGTAAACATGGACGCACTCCAGTTGGAAATTCCTGCGGCGCTAACCAAGGCGGGTAAGATGTTGTGCCTGCCGCTGAGCGACGGTGCTGTATCGATACTGAAGTCTCGGCGGAGCGATCAGGAGCATCTGGATAATCCAGAGTTCGTGTTCACGACAGCGCACGGCAAGCCCTATTCGCCGAAGACGAAGATGACCAATGGCTCTTGGAGGAGAGCGGTCAAACGAGCAGGACTGGAGCGTGTCACATTTCACGACATGCGGCACACATGGGCAACGCGACACACTATCGCGGGGACAGCACCGGCAGTTCTCAAGGACTTGGGTGGCTGGGCTAACCTAGAGATGGTTGAGCGGTACACGCACATGAACACTTCGGCACTGCGAATGGCTGTAAACAATGCGTCGGATAATGTGGTCGGGGATATTGCTATTGCAGATTCTGCGGCCTAAAATCCGCGCTATATCAAACGGTTATATAGGACCGGATGATGTGCTCACCATGGAGCACTGCATAAAAAATGGCTACGTAGCTCAGTTGGTTAGAGCACAGCATTCATAATGCAGTATTCCACAGTGACCACCTCATTCGCCCTTATAACTTAACTGTCTATATCAAAATATAGGTTGGAAACGCTACTCGTTAGCTAGGATCCTGTCGCCGGATATCCCACTTAGATTTTGAAATGACCACATCATTAAGGGAGAGAATGATGACTGTAATACGAATGCACAAAGGCAAAGACGTAGAAGATAGTCCAATACTTTCTTTGACTGCGACCTACCTCGATCCGGAAGTTCACTTAGGGCCGTCCGCCTACAGGGGCGAGGTTCTGATGGGGAGCGAGTGGACGCAGATGGATTGGGAGGATCGCTTGATCTTACTTCAAGATTGGATCCGAGACTTGGAGAGGCTATACGTGATAGAGAGAGAAGGCTCTATTGGGTAACAAAAGTGTGGTGGTCGATAGTCGCTCTTCGGAGCGGCTGTTTTCCAGAGGCAGGAAAGACGACGCCACAAACTATTTTATTAACATCTGGCAGGCGGAACTCCGCGAGGAGGAGAGCCTCTGCAAGATCACCGCGCAAGCAGTTACTGGAGAGGATGGGGCGTTCCTAGAACACGGAATAGACCTTGCCTGTGCTTGCTACTGCCAGCATGAGGATCCCTATCCAGACGTGTCGTTATGCAAGGGGCCGCGCAGAGAGAAGATCCTGTCTGATATTGAGAGGACTCGCTCTGAGAAACCGAAGGATCGATTCCAGTATGAAGAGAGACCCAGAACGCCAAGGAAGGTGCGCAACACTGTAACCGGCCATGTGTTTGACTGGCATCCTCTGATGCACATTTCAGAGAACGACGATCTGGAAGTGATTGCTTGGTTCAGATGACTACTCTTCGGGGTAGTCCTCTTCATCAAAATCATCAGCATCATCAAACAGAGCATTCAGGCAGGCCTTGATCTCCATTCCCTGAAGTGCGCCCAGTGCCGCTATCACGTCAGGCAAATCCCAATCCCCTCCGTACACCACCGCAGTCTCCATATCAGCGACATCAGTGAAGGCGTAGAACTTAGTCGCCTCCCCTGACAGGAGCATTTCTCTCAGCCTGTCGAGTTGCTCTATCGCTTCAGCGTTCTGGATTGGGATTACATTCACCCTAGCTTTCTCGGCGTCTTTTCGACGTGGCAGGTATGGCGTATCGCGAAGTCACGCTTAGCCAGATCGATCACGACCAGTTTCTTTTCGACGTCGGACATCTGGTTCCACTCGGAGATCTCCTCCTGAGTGCGACCACATCCTTTACACGCCACGTCACCAAAGATCGTTGCGGAACACCACCCATTGCAGGGGCTGTCCGACAGCGATGTTACTTCCCCATTGAGATCCATCCTGACCTCCTTCTGAGAACATCATCACAGCTTCTATTATACCGCGAAATGGCAAAGTCAAAGGGGGTTTCGGTGGTTCAGATTTTTCCCGCCAAAAATATTTTTTGTGATTTATTAACGCCGTAAAATCAATAACTTACGAAATGTCAGGGACAAAAATAGCCATTTTTTTGGCCATTTATTGCGGGATTCAGCCCACCAAATCCTCGTTTTTCGGGTGCAAGGCCTAGTGTTTATGCGGGTTTCAGCCCCACGATCCAAGGAAAATAGGATTTCGGAAAAGTACGTTTGATATGATGATCACATCACGCGCATCGTGACGTGTGAGAAAGGGGCCGGTGGGAGAACCACCTCCACACCGGCAGATGGCACAGGAACAATCTGGAGGAAAGACCCATGCCAGCACGAAATGATACACCCAATCGCATCCGTAAGATACCGATGCATCGCAAGATAAAGTACCTCATCAACGAGGAGGAGTGGGCGCACTACATGGGGTGTCACTACTTCAAGCAGATGGATGATGCGGGAGAGGACGTCTGGTACGCCGACCTTCTGGAGTTCAACAAAGTCGTCGAGGCATCAGACCTCACCCTTGAGGAGTTCCTCGATAAGGATTGGCGCTAATACTTCTTCGCGGCCTTCTTCTTGGGGGCCGCTCGCTTCTTGCCCATGCACTTCCCCGCCTTCTTGCACTTCATCTTAGTCTTGCATCCTGCACACGGTTTAAACATCACTTGCTCCTATGACGCGCTGTCTTCTTCGCAACCTTCTTAGGTTGCTTCGAGTGTTGCTTCCCCTTCTTCGTGTCCTCTCGCTTCTTGCGAGACGTTGCGGCGTACTCCTTTGCCGACAGGGACTTGATTGCCTTCTCAGGCAGGTAACGCTCACCCGTAGCCTTAGAGCCTTGGGTGCTGTTCTTGCCGGACTTGGTCCGCCACTTTTGTTTCGTCCACTTCTTGAGGGACTTCTGTGATTTCTTCAGGGCCATCAGTCTCGATACCCCCCGCCAGCTTTCTTGTACTGCTGTGCCAGCATCTGCGCCTTCCTTGCTGACCACTGACCGGCCTTGCCACCCTTGCTACCGGCCTTGATCTTTTCAAAGAGACGCTTCCTCATGGCTGGCTTGGTGTAGTTCCCTGCGGCGTTTACCTTCGACTTCGATTTGGGCTTTGACTTCGCTTTCTTTGTCATCTCGTAGCCTCTCTGTAGCGCTGGTTGAACTTGTCGTACAGCTTCTGCATCTCAACTTCGATTCGCTGGATCTGGTCGTAAGCCTTGACCGGATCCTTCTGCGTCTTCTCGATCTGCTTCTTGCGCTGTCGTAGCTTGCGGAGTTGCTTCTGCGTCTCCTTGTACAGAGGCTCCAGCTTCGTCACTGATCCGAACTCGCGCTGGAACTCAAGCTTCTCTGCCCCAGTCGCCTCCTCGTTCTCTTTAAAGATCTGAGTCGCGGACCCGATGTAGTCGTAGTAGTCCATCTTGTCTGCGTAGTCGGATGGCTCGCCGAAGAAGTAGCGAACAATCGGCACGTCAGAAGCTGTGATCTCCTCGTCCTCTGGACTGTTGTACTTGGCCGCGAGATCAGCAGAGCGGTTGACGAATCGACCCAGTCCGCCCAGCAGATACTCTTGCAGGTACTGCATCCCGTCAGGCGAGACGTCTACTGCGCCAGAGCGGTACAGAGAGCCGCCTGTGGCGTCGTTCATCCACTCGGCGATATCTCGGTATACCTGTGAAGTAGCTCGCTTAGCTCGCGACGAGTCGGGCGCTGAAGGCCGGATGAGCGGGTTGTCCTCAAGGTACAGCGGACTACCAAAGTGATTAGTGTTGGTTGCGTACTGCACAACAGGCTCGAAGATCGAGGGAGCCACGTTGCCCAGCATCCGCTTTTGAAACTCGTCGAGATCATCAACCGTGCCGATAGATCCGACAAATCCGAGGGGGGGCGGAAGCATGTGATGCGCGAACGATGCTGTAATCTCTGCCGCTACGTCGCCCTCATCCTTCGTCTCGTTCATGTACTCGGCACCCAGACGTCCCAGCGTGTGGAAAAAGCCGTAGCCGTAAGGCATTGGGATCTGTGCAAACGTCTTGCCGTCGTCCAGAACCATGTTCCAAGACATCAGGTGATCGTAGTCAGACAGATCGTTGTAGAGCGACTCTCCGTCGTCATCTTCGTCAGCCGCCCCGAGGTTGTGCTGAGTCACCATGTAGGCAATCAGAGCAATACTAGCGGCACCGATCTGGGCCTTTGTCAGAGAGCCATCAGCGGTCCTGCCCGACATGGCTTGCGCGATGTTTGCCGTGCCCTGAACTGCCGCGTTGAAGAACAGATAGAACAGGTTTAGGCCTGCACTCATTTCTCCCTTTCTGTTGAAGTTCACGGTCAGATTCTTGGCAAGGTTCGCCGCCGACTGAACAGAGACACCAGACTCTCTCGCAGAAACATAAGTAGCGAAACGGACTGCGTTCTCTGAAGCCTGATTGAGGTATTCAATCTGCTGAAGACCCTGCTTTCCTTTAGTGGTCAGGGGGCCGTCAGTTACCAGAGCGAAGAGTCTTTCTCGTTGCTCCTCGATCTCCTTCGTAAGAGTGAGTCCTGTTGGAGCGCCTGACTGTTGATACTCATCAAAGTATGCGTCGTACTCGTTGTCCGCTTTGTTTCCGCGAAGATTTTTGTAGTACGCGCTGTAGGCAGGCAGGTAGCGACGGATGATCTCGCCGGTCAGATTCTCACCCTCGACCATGCCGCCCTCTTTGCTTTCTTGCGCGAGGTTGTACATCAATCCGGTCTGGATATCGCGGAGTGGGTTGATCAGGAACCAGCTTGGGTTCCAGTTGATCAGCATATTCCGGCGGAAGTTCTGGAACTTCTGCATAACAGGAGCCGCCGCTCCCAAGAAGCCAGTTAAGTTTTCAAAGTTCTCAGCGCCTACGTTATGCATAGCCTTGGCAAGGCCGAGGTTTTTGATCTCGATAAAGACCTCTTGCCCATCGACCTTGACGGACATAAATTTTGGGACTTTGGGGGCGTCATCCCTTTTTGCAGTCCGCATCGTGGGCGCAGTTAATCGGCGTTGGCTAACCTTTCCTGTCGCGTCCGCTTCTCGCTTACCCATCGGGTATTCATCTTCAGGCCGATACACCTTTAGTTGCTCACTGCCACGCTCTTGGATGGCGTCGGCTAAGGCTAGAAACTGCTTTCCAACTTCGTTCCTTCTTGATCGAGTAATCTTCTCTTCCGAGTCGGCTATCGCAAACAGAACGGGATTCTCTGCCTGAGAGACGCGGCCAAGCGCTCTGAATGATTCTTTGCCAGATACGCTAAAGCCCTTGGGAAGCCCTCTAGGAGCAACCATGCCTTCATCACCATCGCTGGTGGCAAATCCTTTGAGCGGGACATAGAACTCATAGGTGCTGTCCCATGAGTCAGCCGTTTGCTCGTTTATCAGTCCAGCCTCTACCATCCGCTCCCTGTTCTTCGCGAGCATCTTGTAGACGATGTCAGCCGCCTTGAGCATAGAGGCGTTTTCAAGCTCTGCGACTACACGGTTTGCGTCCTCTGTAGTCATGCCCGCACCGATAAAGTCGGGGAGCGGACCCTCATAGTTCTGTTCTTCGTACATCTTGGCGATCTTCGCGTTTCTCTCAGGCGCGTGTTTTGCCATCAGATACAAACCGAAGTCGTCGGGGTCGATGTCGTTTTCTCTGAGGATCTCCGCCATTGGAGCGATGTAGTTATTCTCCAAATCGTCCAAGTCAGTCTTAACCTTCCCGCTGTGCAAAGTCTCTCCGACGTAAGTCTGCATGTGCTCTGGAAGTTCTTTGAGGCCCAAGAACTCTGCCGCCGCATCTTCAAACTTCTTCAGTGACAGGTACTGGTCTTGGATTCTTCGGAGAAATAACTCCAGACGAGTCTCATCATCGAGAGTGAACTCGTTGCTAGATGGGTTGCCGTCTAAGAGGGTGTTGTCGCGCTGAGCGTCAGCGTGGGATTTCTTTTGCCCGCGCTTTGCGAGCGGAGTGTCTACTGCTGATTCTTGCGAGCCGACGTCAGGAGTTGCTGTACCTTCAGCTTGCTCGGCAACTGCTGGTTGCTCAGCGACATCTCCAGATCGTGCATCTCCTGCACCTCGTCTATCGCTGTCAACACCGAATCGCTCTGCAAGTCTTGCGGCGGCGTTTGCGTAGTCTGGCGCTTCCGCATCTTCATATCCATTTTCAAATTCCTCTTGGCTTCTTGCGCCGTCGTATAGCCGTTTCTCAGGATACCACAGCAGAGCCTGAAGATCCGCCATGGTCAGTTCTGGGTAGTCGTTACGAAGCTCTGTCAGCGCGTCATTAAACACCTTGCGGATACGGTTTCTCTCCGCCGCAGTAGGCGCTTCAATCTGTCCGTCAGCGTCCTTGGCTAGACCGTTGCCCACCTTGCGCAGATCCTGCCCCAGATCAGTACGGTTCATGACCTCTCTGTTAGCGGGAACCATAGACGCCTTCTGGATTGCGTTCGCAGTCTCGATAACGTCGGCATTTGACTGGGTTCTGATGTTGACGCCCAGATCCTTGAACGAACGCTTCTCTTCAGCAGTCATCTTGGCCACGATCTGGCGCATTTTCTTGGTTTTGTCCGCGATCAGATCAGGGCGCTCACCAATCAATGTGCCGGTCCATCGGCCCCACGTTCGACGCAACCAGCGATCCATCGTTAGCTGGTCAAAGTTGCCGTTCAGGTTGGCAAAGAATCCGTTGCCAATCTTAGGCCCGATAATCGCGGCACCGTATACCTCAGTATCGACCCACTCTCCGGTTACCTTGAAGCCAGCCTTCTGTAGCTCACCGACAGTCGTCTTAGAGTTGAACAACTCCATGACGTCGTTGATGCCGTACTGCTCAACCATGTCGTTGAACAGCTTGAACGTCTTGTTGATCGCGGCGGCGGCGTTACCAATGCCCACGTTGGTCGGGAACTTGCCGTCTCCCGCATCTTTATAAGCCCTGTATGCCGACTCAGCTAGCTCGAAGTTCTTGTCTACCTTCAGGCCATTCGAGGTGTTGGCGAGGGCAAACGTAAATGCAAACTTTGCTTGCGGATCTGTGGCGATTTCTGGGTGAATCTTGGCCAGCGTATTGATAGCCTCGCCAACCGTTCGGTCGTACCAGCCGATAGCATTCTCGTTATCAACCAATGCTTCTTGCGCATCGCTGACGGTGATCTCGACGAGGTACTTGTTTGCCTCTTCGGTATCTTCGCGCAGGTTCAGGCCCATGCGCTCCTGCTCATCGAGAGATTTCTGCTGTAGATCTACCTTGAACGGACGCTGGTTGGGATAGCTGGTAGCCGCCGCAGTCTCTCTGGCAGATACGAGACCCATCGGGGATCGCATGAGCAGGACGTTGTCTGCGGGGGGCAGTTCATACCCCATGAGTTGGATGAGGCGCTGAACCGCTTCGTTGCGGTTGTCGCCTATGCCGAATATGGCGTCAGGTGATCCTGCGTCTGACTCGACCCAGATCCATCTGGGCGTTGAGAACTGAAGGGTGTCTCGGAATATCTGTGTAACGGTCCCGTCTGGGAATGTTACGTTGTACTCTCCGTTGGTGGAGAAGTTGTCTGCTCGCTTGATGACGAGGTCTTCTGGGCGTACCACCCGTCCGTCACTGTCCCCGTCTGGCTGTTCGGTCTCTCCGCCCACGACTTCACTGGTCGGCCCCGCTTCAGCGCCATCTCCGCCAACGACTCCAGTTCCGCCTGCGTCTTCCACTTCTGCGCTTCCGCTGACGGTGGATGGCCGAACTTCTCCCTGTACTCCTGTACCTTCGGGCTGTACTTGGGCTTCTGTATTTTGATCTGTCGCATTGTCTGCGCCTCGGATGGTTCGGATGACCTCGTAGGCCTCCGGTGCTTGTGATTTTAACAGGCGGGGATCGCTAACGTACACCGCGCCAAGCTGGGCAAAGACCTCTTGCTCCATGGTTCGGCCCAAAATATCGAAATCCGCATTGAGATCCTGCGTGTCCTCATCGAGCATATTGAACGGGTACGCGAATAGCCGCCCCACTTCCGTCTGATTGACGTAGTTATCGTACAACTCCATGACAACGTCGCCAGCCGTCATTACCGGACCCTCTGCCGTGAAGGAGATCTCCGTCTTGAAGCTGGGCAGGTTCAGAGTGATGTCGTTGTTGAGGTCGAAGACGTGGTGCATCTCATGCGCGAGGATCATTCGCAGAGCACTAGCTCCCTCATCGGTTCTAGCCTTGTCCACCACTCCGTCACGCAGGCTTACGCCACTGGCGAGAGCAACACCATCAGCGCCATTGAAGTCGTCGTCAGTGTGAACGCTGATCTGTTCGAGGCTACTGATTGCCTCGGGAGCCATTCCGCTCTCCACCAAATCAAAGACAGCCTGCTGAATCTCTTCAACGAGATCCTGATTTGCTTCCCCCAGATATTTGTTTGCGGGCTGGTAAAACGAAACAGTTTTATCTCGGTTTCGCACCTTGAACTGATTGCGCATCGCTGTAGCGACTTTTTCTGCAATGCCATCAAGACCCGTGGACGGGATGACAATCGGGTCATCGCCGTTTGGTTGCTGTATTTCCTGTCCCGCCGTGGCGTCTAGGTTTGCCTGACGCTCTTCGAGAGTGACTGACCCAGCGCGGTTAATCACACCGTTGAAGATGCTGGTTTCGTCGGTGCGGTCAAACGTAGAAGACGCGATAGGAGTCTCCTCCATTTCGTCGCGGGTCATCAGAGCTTCGATACGCTTGCGCAGAGGCTCCTGTCTGGCCTCCGGCATGGTCTGGATGATCTCCTCGACCTGCTCTACAGGGATCGTCTCTTCAAGTACGTCTGCCTGCACCAGTGCGACCTGCAAATCCTCTGGCAAGTCGTCTGCCTGAACGATCTGATTAGCCAAGTCGGAGCGCATCTGTTGCACCTCGACACCGGCCTTCGCATCTTCAATGGCCCTAGCCATTTTCTTGCCGAACGTGCGAGGCTCTCCGTCCATGGTCTCTGCCGTGACCGTAGAGACTTCGCCATTCTCATCGTAGTTAGTGCTGAAGTAGCGGAACGTGCCGCGACGGGCTGTGAATGTGGAGTCCTCGGCGTTGAAGGTAACGCCTCTGCCGCCCTCAAGCTCTACTGTGGAGTCACGTTGCTCTAATCCGGAGACTTCTGCTGGCTGATCCTGATTGGCCTCACCGCTCTCAATGGTGATTTCTTCGCCAGTCTGGAAGTCAGTGTATGCAAAGATGCCATCTTCGCGACGACGCAGTACACCTTCGGAATCGTCTTGCCCTACAACCTGACCGACCAGATCGTTGAGGCTGGGGTTGAAGTCATCACGTAACTGGAGTGTTTCTGCCTCCAGTCTGGTGTTCTCGTCTTCGCTGATGTCCTGACCCAGATAGTATTCGTCTGGGATGATGTTCTGAATCGCCTCAAGAGAAACGCCACGGTTCCTTCTCGCAGGGCCGCTTTCGTATGCGTCGAGGTAATCGACGTAGGACTCGAAGCCAGCCTGCTGTGCCTCTAGCTCCTCCGACTGCGGAGTCTCGACAGGCATATTGCCTTCCGAGTCTGGCATCGGGCTTGGCTGGGGCAGACGCAG